GGCGGTCTTTCTGCTGCTCTTACTGGCGCATTGCGTGCTCTTTTGGACAGCGCACACATTAACAATGCACCGACAATGCTTAAGCTCAAAGGTGGAAAGATATCGGGGCAATCCCAAACTATCGATGTTACACAAGTTACTGAGATCGAGGGTGCACCAGGAGTCGACGACATCAGAAAAATAGCGATGCCTGTGCCGTTTAACCCGCCAAATCAAGTTTTATTTGCTTTATTAGGTTGGTTAGATAGCGCTGCTAAAGGTGTTGTAACAACTTCTGAAGAAAAAATTCAAGATATTAATAGTCAAGCCCCAGTCGGCACAACACAAGCCCTGATTGAACAAGGTTCTGCAGTTTATAGTGCTATTCATTCACGTTTACACGATTCACAAAAGCGTGTCCTTAAGATATTAGCTCGTTTGAATCGCTGGTACTTAGACGAACAGCGTAAAAGTGATTTAATGATAGATTTAAAAATCACTAAAGAAGATTTTAAAACGAATTCTGATATTATTCCTGTTTCCGATCCGCATATTTTCGCTGAGACTCAGCGGTATTTACAAGTCCAAGCCTTGGCAGCACGTGCGCAAGCTAACCCTGATTTGTATAATCGGTTAGCAGTTGAAAAACGCATCATGAAACAGATACGTATCCCAGATGTGAATGAGGTTTTACCAGATCCTCAAGAAGTTAAAGATATGAATTCAGCTTTAGAAAATGTTTCTATGACTCTCGGTAAACCTGTTGGGGCTTTTATAGGTCAAAACCATTTAGCCCATATACTAGATCATATTCAATATGCAACTGACCCAATATTTGGTGCTAACCCTATTATTGCGCCAACATTTTTACCACCTGTTATTGAACATATCAAACAACATTTGGTTTTATGGTACTTAAATCAGACCGATACAATCGCTTCTTTGTCAATAGGTAAACCGTTTAACGCAGCAAAAGTTCAAGCGGTCCCATATCAAGCTCAAGAGATGCTTAAAGTTGTCGGGCAACATGTACATCAAGATGGTCAACGGCTATATGCGCAACAAGTTATGCCAGCGATTCAGCAAATTCTTCAGACTTTACAGAATATGAGTCAGAATAATATGCAACCAACTGATCCAAACATTATAGCTCAGGTAAAAGCGTTACAAGAGAGCTCTATGGCTGAAACAAAACGTAAAGCAGCCTATGATCAAGCTGATTTACAGTTAAAAGCGAAGAAACAAACTGATGACGCAATGGCCAAACAACAAAGTATAGTAGCTCAAGAGCAAATTGAAAGCGCAAAAATTACACATGACGTAAATTCAATGACTTTAGAGAGACAGTATGAACAACAGCAAGCAAATCAGCAACATCAACAAGAAGTTCAACAGTTAAATTTGCAACATCTTCAAGATTTAGAACGTCAGAAACAAGCAGCACAAAATAATATGATTTCGCAACAAGGCGCAGCACAACAACAGCAGCAAGAACAACAGCAACAATCGCAACAACAACCACCACAAGGAGAAGGAAATGTCTGAAGCAATTAATATGCACAAACGTATAGCCATGTATGGCGAGCAAGAAAGTAATCACCTTAAAAAAGGTGGAAAAGTAAAGAAGTTCGCTAAGGGTGGGAAAGTAATTCCCGAATCCCATCAACCCGATAACGAGTTAATTGGCGCATATCCCGAAAAGGTGGTTCGTAATTTACCAGCTAAGGGTGTTAAACCAAAATTAACAAAGCCCGAACCACATGCAGTAGCGACCTTAAAAAAGGGTGGCACGGCTAAAAAATCTGGATTAATAGTAGCAATAGCAGTAGGTAAAAAAGCAGGTAGAGGTCGTTAATGGAGTTAGCCAATGGCTTAATCCATGCGATTAAAATAAAACAACAAGAAATTGTTGATTCAATGGTAAATGGAAGGTTTGCAAACTTTGAAAGTTACCAGAGATATGTAGGGCAACACCAAGGTTTGGAAGAAGCCTTGTTAATTTTAAACAATCTTTTAGAAGAAAAGGATAGCAAAGATGACGAATTATGACTTAGAACAATCACTGAAGGAAGCCTTTCCAGATGTTGATCCATTGATGGCTCCGTTAGGCGCTAGAGTATTGGTTCAACTGCGAGCAGTTAAAGAAAAAGTAACTGAAAGCGGAATCGTATTAGCTGAAGAAACTAAAGAGATTGAAAAATGGAATACCATGATCGGTAAAGTTTTATGTAAAGGACCTTTAGCCTATAAGAACCGTGATACATTACAGCCTTGGGCGGAAGGTATTTGGTGCGAAGTTGGCGATTATGTGCGTGTTCCTAAATGGGGTGGTGATCGGTGGGAAATTGAATATACCGATGAAAAAGGTGTTAAGGGTAAAGCCTTGTTCACTTTTTTTAATGACCACGAAATTATCGGTCGTGTGACTGGTGATCCTCGTGCTATTACTGCATTCGTTTAAGGAGAAATCATGACACCAACAGAAAAAATGGAAATGCAAATTGCTGAAGAAGATAATGGTTCAGTAAGGGTTACTTTGCCCGAAGGTGAAGAAAACCCGCAGCTTGAAGAAAAAGAATCAGAATATCGTGCGAGTGACGAGGCTGAAGACGCTGAAAACATTGACCCAGAAAGAGAAGCTATACGAGAAGCAAGACGTGAAGAGCGCAAATTAAAGAAACAATTACATCGTGAAAAAGTACGTGAATCATCTTCTTTAATCAATGCTTTACGTAAACAGAATGAAATGTTAGCTGAACGTCTGGCTATTGTAGAAAAGAAAACAAGCGGGGCTGAAATTGCAAGGGTAGATAAAGCGATTGAAGATGCTGGCGTTGAAGTTGAATATGCAAAAATGAAACTTCAAGAAGCAGTCGACAAAAGCGATGGGCAATCGGCGATTAAAGCTCAAGAGATGTTATTCGACGCAAAACGAAAAATGGAATCTTTAGCCAGTATTAAAAAGCAGGCTACCCATCAACCGCAAAATCAAAGATTAGATGTTCCAGACCCTATGGTTCAACGTATGGTTGCTGATTGGATGGAAGAGAATCCATGGTATGATCCTAGGGGTGAAACAGAGGAGTCTCAAATAACTCAAATTATCGATAAACAGCTTACAAAAGAAGGCTACGACCCTACAACTCAGGACTATTGGGATGAATTAACATATCGTGTAAGAAAAAGATTGCCTGAAATCTCAAATTCAAGTTATAATGAACCCAATGTGCGAAGTCAAAGACCACGTTCTGTTGTTACAAGTTCAGGCAGAGAGTCAAACGCAACAGCAAAGGGTAATGAGTATTATATAAGCCCCGAGCGAGTTCAAGCCTTGAAAGAGGCAGGTGTTTGGAACAATCCTGAACAAAAGATGAAAATGATTAATCGTTTCCGTCAATGGGACAAAGAGAACAAGGTTAGAGGATAAATATGGACAATCGTTTAAAAAAGAATACTGGTGTAGGCAGACAAGATAGAGCTCAAGAGGATATTTCCCGCAGAGCTCCTGAACAAAATTTTGCTAGCCAAGAACGTCGCCGTATGTTTCGCGATGAGTTTGCACAAGAAGCATTACCAAATGCACCTGAAATTCCTGGATTTCATTGTTGCTGGCTATCAACCACCCATCAATACGATCCCATCCACAAACGTATGCGTATAGGATACACACCAGTGAAAGCCGATGAAGTTCCTGGCTTTGAAAACTTCCGTGTAAAAGCAGGCGAAATGGAAGGCTTTGTTGCGTGTAATGAGATGGTTCTGTATAAACTTCCTATGGACATTTATCAACAGTATATGGCTGAAGTTCACCATTATGCTCCGTTAGATGAACAAGAGAAGATCAAAGTACAGCAAGACCAATTGTTAAACGCAAGGGATTCCAATGGTCGAGCATTGGGTCAAGTTGAAGGCGATGGTATGAATTTTGATTTAACTAGGAGTGTGCCTACTTTTAATTAAGTGGGCTTTGTATTACAGACTTTAAAAATTGCGTTAGATGCGATTTTGCTTTATGGCTTTGTAAAAAGCGTCAAAACCAAAATTTTTTATTTAACCAATTTTAAAAGGAGTAGTATATGTCATCAATATCCGCTCCGTTTGGCTTACGCCCAGCATTCTTTCCAACGGGTTTGGAACGTGCGCAGGTTTTGCAAAACGGTATCACATCGGGTTATGCTGCGAATATTTACAAACAGCAACCAATTGCTTATGTTAGCGCTGCTAACGTAGGTTCAACTGGTTCTGCTAACGGTACAATTATCGCTGCGCAAACCACAACTGGTAATTCAACAAGCCAACAATACGCCGTAACAGGTTCGTTTCAAGGTGTTGAATTTACCGATACAACAGGTCGTCGCCGTGTAAGTAATTACTGGCCGTCTGGCACAACCGTGCAATCTGGTTCTATTACTAACGCTTATTTTTATAACGATTTAAACATTGTTTATGAAATTCAAGCCGATGGTTCTATGGCACAAACAAGCATTGGTGGTGAATATTACTTTACGAATATTACCGCTGGAAATGCAACAACAGGACTATCACAAGCCACTTTAGGTGCTTCAACCGCCGTTACAAACGGACAACAAGCCCAAATGCGTGTGGTAGATTTAGCACAAAACGTAGATAATGCGTGGGGTGATGCGTACACCGTAGTTCGTGTACAACTTACTAACACAAACTTCTACGGTCAATATGTAGCCCAAGTTTAATATAGGAGAATAAATTATGGCAGCCCCAATGAGAAGTACGGACTTCCGTTCAATCGTAGAACCTATATTGAACGAATCCTTCGACGGTGTATACGACCAACGTGCAGACGAATGGTCAACAGTATTCCGTGAACAAGCTGGTATTCCAAGAAACTACCATGAAGAACCTGTGTTGTATGGTTTCGGTGCAGCTCCTCAGTTACCTGACGGCTCACCTGTTACTTATCAACAAGGTGGTGTATTGTTCTTACAGCGTTACGTTTACCAAGTATTCGGTTTGGCATTTGCTTTAACTAGAGTTTTAGTTGAAGACGGTGACCATATCCGTTTAGGTCAAGTGTATGCTAAGCACTTAGCTCAATCTTTAGTGGAAACTAAGGAATTGTTATGTGCTAACGTATTGAACCGTGCATTTAACTCTTCATATGTTGGTGGTGATGGTGTATCTTTGATTAACACAGCACACCCTATCGCAACAGGTACATTTAGTAATCAGTTAGCAACAGCAGCTGCTTTGTCACAAACATCTCTCGAACAGATGTTGATTCAAGTACGTCAAGCTGTTGACAACAATGGTAAACGTATCCGCTTGCAACCACTCAAGCTTATCGTTGCCCCTGGTAACGTATTCCAAGCTGAAGTATTGTTGAAATCTGTACTAAGAACAGGTACAGCTAACAACGACATCAACCCAATTAAATCTATTGGATTGTTACCTGAAGGTGCATCTGTTATTACTCGTTTAACTTCGGCTACTAACTGGTGGATTCAGACTGACGCTCCTGAAGGTTTAAAGATTTTGATGCGTCGTAACTTAGAGAAGACTATGGAAGGCGACTTCGAGACTGACTCTATGCGTTATAAGGCTAC